CTGGCTGCGTTCAATCTGGACCCAGAGCCTGTTACTCCTCATCGGGTGTTTGCCAGCTAATGGCCGTCAAGTCCAAGCAAGGGGTTGCCAAGGTCCAGCACGTATCCCGTGCGGCCTACAAAAAGACCAGCATCGGCAACTCCCCGTTTGTGGCGGAGTAGAACCAACAATAACTAACATTTAGGTAATTACAATGCTTACCATCCTTGGCGTGAGTCTCTCCTATGAGGCTCTTGCCTTTTTTGGCTTGTTTCTTGGCTCAGAAGCTTTGGCAGCAAGCAAACTAAAAGAGAATAGTATTATTCAAGTTGTTCTTTCGGTTATTACATACCTAAAGCAAGTCCGTAAAGAAGACGATAAGATTAAACAAATCAAAGATATGTTTAAAGGTTGAGCAATGGTACTGCTTCCCGTTAAGCAGTATTACTTACAGACTGATAGTGCTACGAGGCATGGAGATCGGATGTGCTTTAGCTCTACGTGCGCTATGGCTGTCAAGTATCTCCAGCCCGATGCCCTAACAGGTAGTAATGCTGATGATGATTACTTAAAAACTGTATTGAAATACGGGGATACAACTCAGTACCCCTCGCACATACGTGCGTGTGATGATTACGGGGTGCTTGCTACTTACCATCAAAATGGTACTCGCTCAAAATTGCTGTCTGAGCTTAAAAAAGGCTACCCCGTCGCAACTGGTGTTCTTCATAAAGGCCCTGCGTCCCAACCGCTAGGTGGGGGCCATTGGATGCTTTTAATTGGTGATGATGGGAATCGTGGCATCTTCCATGATCCCTTTGGTGAGATGAACAATGTTGCTGGTGGATATGTCAACCGTGGTGCTGGTGGATTTCAAGTTAGGTACACCTGGACTAACTGGATGCGGCGCTGGGCTGTGGAGGGCGATGGTTCTGGATGGTATATGACTTTTAGAACCAATGATTGAAGCAATTATCTCGGCTGCTATAGCGGCACTTACTGGCGTCATAGCCGTACATTCAAAATTAAATAATCGGATCATGGATGTTGATAAACGCATGGACCGTATAGAGCTCCGTATGGCTGAACGCTATGTACCAAAGGAGGAGCTCTCCAACGCGCTGGCGAAAGTCGAAGAGCACATGATCCGTATTGAGAACAAGCTTGATCAAATTGTATTCAAGCAGCGATAGGAGTCTTTATGACCAAGCGAGCAGGTGAAGACGCATTCGACGAACTCCATTCTCTTCTTACCAAAGAACTGATTAGTAGGATTAAAACTGGTGAGGCTTCTACGGCGGATCTCCGAGCTGCCTGTGACTGGCTAAAGGCCAACGACATCACTGGTGTGGCAGTCGAAGGTTCACCTCTTGCAAGTCTTGCTGGTCTGATCCCGGAGCTGACATTTGAGGATGTACAGGAGCACATCTAATGCCGTACAACCCATACAAGAAAAACCCGACACTACGGGCTAAAAAAAACGCTTACCAGCGTAAATACAACAAGAAGACCAGCGTTAAAAACAAGTCAGAAGAACGTTGGACGGAACGCCGCCGCCGTGGGATTGCCGGAAAGGGTGGCAAAGATTTAAGTCATACAAAAAGTGGACGACTTGTGCTGGAGTCTCGGCGCAGTAACCGTTCACGTAATGGAAAAAACGGAAGGTCAACCCTGAAATGAGTCAGCGTCCTGGGCTTTACGCCAACATTAACCGTCGAAAGAAAGCTGGAACTAGTAGGTCTAAAAAGAAGAGCACGATCTCTGCTAAAGCCTACGCAAATATGAAGGCTGGATTCCCTAAGAAAAAGTAGTAACCCCAAATTGATGAGCCACCGATGGACAGTCCCCGAAGCCTCATGCATGACCTCCTCACGTTTCGCAGCTCAGATGCTAAACGAATGTGGAGAGATGAGATCAAGCTTAGGGACAACAATCGCTGTGTTTATTGCGGTTCAACCGCCAATCTAACAATTGACCACGTCCGTCCCAGAAGTAGGGGCGGAGAAACATCAGCAGCCAATTGTGTAACTGCCTGTCGTTCGTGTAACCAGGCCAAAGGCTCAATGGCTGTTGACAAGTTTCTATATTTTCAATCTGCTTAAACAACAGTGACTGCTCAAGTATTTACCCCATCGGTTCAGACAACGAGTCTGCCGAAGACAAACTTATTGAAGACTTTTGCGGGCCGTTTTACGAATCGCAATACCAAGGGCCGCATCTATCGCCATAACGGCACTACCTCTGTAACTGTTACCAACTATTGATTATGACTGCTCAAGTTTTTACTGCCAGCGTTAAGCCGGCTTCCCTTTTGTCTACTGACAAAGCTATGGCTGAAGGCAAGACGAAGCTCGACGCTACTGCCGTTACAGCTCTGGCTGCTGTGACGACTGCAACCACCATCAGTGCCGTAATGGACGTTCTTAGTGCACGTGCAGCTCGTGCAAATGCTGTAACTGCTTCAAGCATCGGTTTGGCGACCAGCGTTAAAACCTGATGCCCTTCAGAGGCGTCAGGAAGCCCCTACAAGGCCTCCTGATTGCCTCTTTGGTGTCTCTCATCCTTTTGCCTTCTAGAGGCCTCTCTACGGGGCTCCTAGAGGGCTTTTTTTATAAATATCTTATGGCACCTAGAAATTTCTTTGCTGTTAAACAATCAGCAGAGCTTGACTATGCTTGGAAATATTTGACTGGTGGTCAGGTAGAGAAAGACAGTGGTGGCGTCATCAAGAAGATGACGGCTGAACAAGCGGCTGGCTGGCTTGGCTCTTGGATTGTTGAATCCGGGAAAGTAGACCTTAAGAACACAGATGTTATTGAGAAGGGTGCGGGTGCGGGTCGCGGAATCGGCCAGTACACCGGTGTGCGTCGCACGGCCTACGACAAGGCTCGAGTAGCTGCCCTAAAAAATGGTGAGAACCCCAACTCGATCCAATGGCAGATGAAGTACTTCGTGCAGGAGTACTTAGGCAAGCACGACATCAATAAAGCAAGCAACGTTGGGTGGACTCGTATTTTTGAGAATCGCCCTGCTAAAGGAACGGCTGCCTTTTTCGCACAATATTTTACCGGGTCAGAAGCATCTGGCAAGGGTTATTTCCGCCCCAGAATTCCACACCAGGAAATGCGGAATGATGCAGCCCAACAGTTGTTCAAACTCTACCAAGGACCGCCAGTCTCAGCTCCAGCCCAAACGCCTGTACCAGTAAAAAAGAACCTCTTCCAGATTCCCTTCCTCGTAAATGAGGTCCCTCAAGGCCCCCACACGCCGTTGCCAGCCCCCGGCTGGAATCCTGGAATGATCAAAGCGCCGGGTAATCCTGACTACCGTCCCTCTCCTATGTGGGAGCGGATCTTGCCTACCGGAGTGAAGACGCCTTTCGCATGAATGTACACGAATTAGACCGCTTGATGCGGGATGACTTTAAGGTCTTCCTCACTCTGGTATGGAGGGAGTTGCTTCTTCCTAAACCAACACGGGCCCAGCTCTGCATTGCTGATTACCTACAGAACGGGCCCAAGCGTCTCCAAATCTCAGCCTTCCGAGGAGTCGGAAAGAGCTGGATCACTGCAGCCTTTGTCCTATGGACTCTCTACAACGACCCGGATCGGAAGGTGATGGTGATCTCGGCTTCCAAGGAACGAGCCGACAACTTCTCGATCTTTTGTCAGAAGCTCATTCTCGATATTTCCTGGCTGTCCCATCTGGGGCCGAAATCCGACGATCAGAGGTGGTCGCGGATCTCCTTCGACGTAGGGCCAGCAAAGCCCCACCAGGCACCCTCTGTGAAAAGTGTGGGCATCACCGGGCAGATGACTGGATCCCGTGCCCATTTGATGATCTTTGATGACGTGGAGGTGCCCCTTAACTCAGCCACTGACATGCAGCGGGAAAAGCTCCTGCAGTTGGTCACAGAAGCTGAGTCGATCTTGACTCCTGATGAGTCCAGTCGAATCATGTTCCTGGGCACCCCACAGTCAACCTTTACCGTCTACAGAAAGCTCGCTGAGAGGTCCTACAAGCCCTTTGTTTGGCCTGCTAGGTATCCCAGGGACTTCAGCCGTTACGAAGGCCTTCTAGCGCCTCAGCTGCTCGAGGATATCGAAGCAGGGGCTAAGCCCTGGGACACCACAGATAGCCGCTTTACTGACTCCGATCTGATGGAGCGGGAAGCTGCTATGGGCCGCTCTAACTTCATGCTTCAGTTCATGCTTGATACGAGCATGACTGATGCTGAAAAGTTCCCACTTAAGTTCGCTGATCTGATCGTCACACCTCTCGGTCCTGAATGTGCTGAACGTTACGCTTGGTCCTCTGATCCTCGCTACTGCCTTAAGGAACTGTCTGCTGTCGGCCTTCCTGGTGACAGGTTCTATGGACCCATGTTTATTGACGAGGGAATCGTTCCATACAATGAAACGATTGTTTCGATTGACCCGTCAGGACGAGGGACTGATGAAACTGTGGCCTGCGTCATTAGTCAAGCTAATGGCTACGTGTTCTTCCGTGCCATCAAAGCCTACAAAGATGGATACTCTGACGAGACTCTCTCCGATATCGTTCGCCTTGCTAAACGCTACGGTGCTGGCAAACTTCTAATTGAGTCAAACTTTGGCGATGGCATGGTTGGTGAGCTCCTCAAGAGACACGCCATCCAGGCCCAGGCAGCCCTCGACATCGAGGAAGTCAGAGCCACCGTCCGCAAGGAAGAACGCATCATCGACACCCTCGAACCGGTCATGAACCAGCACAAGCTGGTCGTAGACCCCAAGATATTTGAGTATGACTACACCTCCAACCATGACGCTCCCCCGGAGAAACGTCTGGAGTACATGCTCATGTACCAGATGTCCCGTATGTGCCGGGAGAGGGGTGCGGTCAAACACGATGACCGTATCGACGCCCTGGCTCAGGGGGTCAAGTACTTCATCGATGCCCTCGCACAAAGCGCCCATCAGGCCCAAGCCTTCCGTAAACACGAAGAGTGGGTGGCCATGCAAGATGCCTTTTTAGAGGCTCCTCAACTGGCCACAGATTGCCTTGTATTGGGCCGCAGTTTTAAGGAGGCAATACGTGCCAATAAGCCCGTCTACGACTGGGTTTTACCCTCCAGGTGACCAATAGGTCGACACTTACGCTGAGGAAGTGGTGCTCCTCAGTGTGGATATTGCGGTATCGGCCCCTGAAAGACGGGGGCCTTTCCTCCCCGGATAGGGGTAGT